TGCTCCCCTCGCCCCTGTCCCCCGCTCGACCCCGAGCAATCGATTCAACGTGCTTCACGTTGAATCTGTTGTCTCCTGTGTCCTGCCTGAGAAGACATTGGTTGAGAGGATCATGACTTCCTCCTTCTCTGAGTTGCCCACCTCAGGTCGTATCTTCGGGCTTTCGGTTCCCCGCCCCCCCGCCACTCGGTGCTGTTTGCACCAATCAGAGCTTTTGCCGGCTTTCCTCCCCTCCTTCCCCCCCTCCTTCAGGCTGCTTGCTCGTCAAGCTGCCTGTCGCCGTTCCCCCTCCTTTCCTTTTCCACTCTCCCCCTCCCCGGCTTTCGCGAGAATTTCTCGCACCACTGAGTGTGCTCCCTTCCGCCCCCTTTTAACGCGTTCGGCCCGCGTTTCTCCTTCTTCCGCTGGTTTTTGTTATTTGGCCTTTTTCCTCCCCAACGTCTGGTCTCGCGTTTCTCTTGCGCTTGGGCCCGACCCCACATTCATTTCACTCTTTTCCTACGGTTCTTCCTTCCCCCGCTCGGTCCTCCCTCGCTTTGCACCCGGTTTCTTCTCTCGTGATATTTATGCTTCTTGCTTTTATCACGTGTCCCTTGAAGAACGTCCCACCGGTTGGCATGTCATGGGTTTCTCGTTCTGGCCTTCCTCCACCTCTTGCTTCCGCCCGTCTCTCTTTTATGAGACCCTCGGTTCAGCTGTGGATGAAGCGATCATGGGTCTGCGTGGTGCTTCCAATATCACTGCCATTGAGTCCAAGATAACCTCCCAGTTGTCTGACGCTCTTGGCGAAGCACTCCTTATCTGCCCTTGGTCCATCCCGCCAGACGCGCAACCTTACGCCACGCAATTCGGCATTCCTTGGTCTCAGAACCTCGTTCGGCCCCACACCCACCCTGTTCATGCAGCTTATCGCAATAAGTTGCATCGTGACATCTTGCCCGGTCTCATCTACGATGATGCTACCGTTTTCTTTTGCAAGCAGTCACGTTTCAAGGTGCTTGTCGAGAAGGCCAGTGAGTTCTCCCTGACGCTTCGGAATCTCATCATTTCACCTCGTGATTTGAGCCGTTATGCGAAGGATACCCGCGCCCCCGACCCTCTTTTCTTCCCCGTCGTCGAAACCCCCGTTGCACTGATCTCCGAGGCTCTTCATTACTTTTCTTTTGAAGACGTCTACTCGATCTTTTCCCGCAGCCCCGCCCTTACGACGTTGATCGGTACTTCGATTGTCCCCTTGGAGAGCATGACCTGTGACTATAGTCTACACCCAGACTTGTACAGGTTTACTAAGCATGGTTCCAACCTGCTTTACCTCCCCGAGCAGGACACTCAGAATCCGTATGTTCAACCTCTGGCTGGAGCTCTGTGGAATACAACGAGCCACATCATCGGTCCCGACTTCGTGCTTTGCATTGAACTCGTTCAGAGTTCAGGCCCTTTCCACACCTTCCTCGTCTCACGAGCTCCTTTGCAGGTGCCTCGTGTCCGAGCCTTCTCCAATGGAGGTGTCATGGAATTGCCGAAAGCACGTCGTCTCGAGCACGATGTTGACGCCCCCGTCCCGGTGATGCTTTTCCGCTCTCTTTTCTATTACGCATTGTCTTTGAAGAAGTACTCGCGTAATGACTTGATGGCTAAGCTTCGTCAGTTCAAGGGTGTTCTCGATGACCCGTCCCTTCCCCTTTCCGTCATGATGTCCCTGGTGGACGTTGTGGAGGTTCTCCTGAAGAACGAGGTCCTGCCGTCCGCCGACCATCGCTTTTACACTTCGATTCTTGGGCTTGTCAAGTACAAGACTCTGGGTACTCTGAAACGTGTTACCGCCACCAAGTTTCATTCTAAGTACTTGCTCCGCTACCGAGCTGCTTTGAATGACAGTGACGTTATCACTGTTCCTTTGGCCAGAGTTGTCGTCGGGCTCAAGCCTGAGCTTACGTTTGAGTCTTTTGACTTGGACCCTGCTCAGGTTTCCTTCATCGAACGTTTGAAGCTGCTCTTCCATCGTCGTGCCCCCATTGCCGCATTCGATCTTGCTGGGAAGCCGTACCTCGCTCCTCACCTTCTAACCGACTCTTCCGCTGTTAGGCTGGCCCGTGCTGCCTTCAGTGCTGAGTTGGTTGGTGAGCGTGGTACTTACCCCCCACCTGAGGTTGGTGCGCGCGCTGGTTTCATGGCGTTGCCTGAGTCGTGCCCGTTGAGCAGTGACGACCCCGTTCTCGTGGAGGCCCCTCCCCCCTTCCCATTCTCTCATTTGTCCCCGGCACTCTTTTCTCCCCGTCTTCGCACCACTCTTTGGACTCCTCTTTTCGAGTTGCCCTTCTTTGAAGACGGTTTCGACGATCATCCCGATCCACCCCCATTTCACTTCTGCCTTTCACGCAGTTGTCCAATTTGTGGTGATGGTGGGCCTGATCTGTCTTTCTTCCCTTGCCCTGGCGGCTCTTTGGCATCTACTGTGCCGTCCTCTCATTCAACAACTCCTACAGCCGCAACCCCTGGAGATTCTTCTCCTGACCTTTCCATTCAATCGTCTCTTCCATCCGTCCCATCGATTGAATCCGCCACGGCACCGGACCCTTCTATCATTGACTCCGACGATCTGACCGTCGATGATGAAGGTTTCGCTGCCGTTCGTCCTCCTGCCCCGTTGGACACGAATGACCCCCGCGTTGCGGCCGTACTCAATTATGAAGTACGAGCCCATCCCGTCTGTAGTGACGAGGCCTGCTTTGAACACTTCGGTGCCGACTCCAGCTCCCATTGTGCTGCTGGTCTGCCCCATCGTGGATTCAATAATGGTCTTTGCCACTATTGTCGCAACGACATTCCTGAGGGTGGTGCTGGTTTGAGCGTTCAAGCTTATGCCACCAACCTCGTTATTCGTGCCTCCGGTGCTTCCCGTTCCGTTAGATTCGGCATTCCCCCGCGTGAATTCCTGGATCAGCTTTTCCCCACCACCCAGACGAAGCGTTTCAACGTCTCCTTCGCTGGTTTCCTGAAGCCCGTGCTTCCGGTTGGGACCGCTATTCCGGCTGTTCATTGTCAGCCTTGTCTTTTGGACTCCCTCTTCATCCCCACCGGGCGATCTCCTCTCGCTCAGTGGGAAGTACTCCACCTCTTCTCCAACAGGGTCTCCTCCCCTGCTCTCCTTACCCCGGGTTCACAGTTGAACACCATGCACCTCGAAATCCTCTGCTTGTTCTACAAGCTTCACGTCCGTCTTGAGTGTCCTAAGAGTGCCCTTCGCGGGTACCCTGCTCACTACGGTGTTGATGAGGGTGTTGAGTGGGTCATTCGTTGGAATGGGAAAGATCATTTCTCCTTCCATCAATCTGACCAAGTTCGTGCTAGGAACATTCCTTTCCCCGTCCGCCGTGAAGCTCCCGCTTCTGCCCGCGCTCTCGAACTCCGCCGCGCTCTTCCCGTGACCTACGTCCCTTACACAGCCAACTGGCGTCGTGCTGAGACTTACGTACGTTGCTTGCGTGATGGTTCCACTGGCACCCTCCTCCATGCAAATGGTGAGGAGTATGTCAAGGGTCTCGAGAATACTGCTGAGATGTCACTCAACTCCCCTCGCAAGGAAGTTCAATTGGCTGTCATCTTGGGCGACGCAGGCTCCGGCAAGTCGAAAGGATGTTTGGACGTTCTCCGGAAACACAGGTACCATGTAGGCAACACGTTCACTTTTGTTGCTCCTACCACGGTTTTGCGTGATGAGGTCTCCACCAAATTGGATCTCGCAGCTAAGAAGGGTCCTTTCAAGAAAGGCACCCCTTCTTACTTCTGTGAGACGTTTGAGACCGCGCTCAAGCAGATTTGTGAGGTTCTTGTCGTTGACGAGCTGTCGAAGTACCCCCCTGGCTGGGTTGACCTGTTCATCGGTCTCAACCCTAATGTGCATACTGTTGTTGTCCTTGGCGACGTTCAACAGACCGTCTGGCATGAACCAAAGGAGTGTGTTCTCAACAACAAGGTTGTGCACACCCCTGAGCTTGACTACTTCGCGCATTACTGTCAGGGCTTCCTTCGTGGGACACATCGGATGAGCATCCCTGTTGCGACCTTCTTCAACACGCCGACTACCTCTCATTCCACAGCCGGCTTCCGCTTCCGTCCCTGCGCCCTTCCAGAGGTCTTCGCCATCACCGCTTCTCGTAAGTCCGCTGATGATGCTGGTTCGCTTCTTGGCCTTGAGTCCACAACTATCAACTCGGCCCAAGGTATCACGCGCCCTGAGATTCAAGTGATCATCGACCGCTCCGTCCTAGCTTTCCCGAGTAACCGTGCACTGTACACTGCACTTTCTCGCTCTGCTGGAGCTGTCTATGTTATCTTCGATTTCGTTCCCGACGCTCTTACCGTTGCGAAGATTGCTACGAACCCCATCCTCTCCGCTCTTTGGAACGCCCGCTTGCAGCCTGACGACTCCATCATCACCACCACTCTTTTAATGGACAGCTTGTTCTCTACTGAGTTGCGTGATGTTGATTGTGAGTTTAAGTACAATGCCCCTG